AATCTTCTTCGCATGATCCTCCAATGTCCCATCTGCGCGAACGCCTTCGAATTCCATTTCCAGGTCCGCCGAGCCGCATCCGCAGCCGTCGTTCCCCGTGGACTTTATCTCGTTGGCCTCAAGCGATTCGCGCACATATTCACGCAGGAACAGAAGTGTGTCGGCATCCTCGAAGGGATTCGCCTCCTCGTCAATGTCGGTATCAGGAGTCGGTGCGGTCATGCCATCACCTTATGACCCGTAGTGCGGGCGTTGTAAAGGAAAAACGCGCCCGCGGGTTCTCCGAAAATTCTCGTGTACATGCGGACCTTACCGGCAGTGCGTGTGTTGCTGAGTACACCAATCACCAAGCTCAGTTTCAACGTGTCCGCGGTCTTCTTCGTAAACTCGCAGAGACGCGCTGCGCGACCACCTTTCGCTGAGCGAAACTGCGGATAAATGAAAATGGCACGTTCCTCCAACACGATATCCGGGCTATACCACATGGCCCCGATGCGCAATAGCGCGAGCCCTTCAATTGCGCCACCGGGTTTACCGATTACGGGACATAACCCGTGGTCCTGGCATAGGGCCGGGTAAATCTCCTTCGCAAGCAACTCCGGTGTAGCGTTCAGAAAGCCGTTCTCCTCGACGGCAGTCACGGCGAGACGCATCACTTCGTCCATGTCGGAAGTCGTCGCCAAACGGATTTGCAGTTCGGGGGTCATAGACCGAACTGCCGCCCGATGCGGCGCAGCTTCGCGCGCCACCACCGCTTGATTTCTTTCGGCACGTTTGGCAAAGGAGTTTTGAATGCCTGTCTTACATGGCGACGGACGCGACGTGCATCGCACTGAAACGCATCCTCGTTTATCCGATACGACCACAACACCCGCTTTGGAATGCCAAGTTCCAAAACATCAACCGCACCAATGGTGACCGCTTTAGCCATTCAATTCCTCGCAGGCCCGGGCAACTTCTTCAGCGTCTTAATCAAATCCTTGCGCATCAGGAGCACCCATTTGTCGAGCACTCGGTGACCGCGTTCGAGATCGCCGCCCCCGGCTTCGCGGACTTGCTCTGGCGAGAGCACGAATTCGCCGCCTGCGGCGACGATGGGGACGCCCTTCGCATGACCGCCGCGTGCCATACCGTAAGGCCCCTTCGCTTGATCGTACGGGTGCGAACCTGAGTTGTACGGACCCCCAACCCCGCGGTACGGAGTCGCGCCAGCGCCGCGCGGATTGCCGCCGAACATCCGATGCATATGAGCGAAGCCTGCGATGGTGTTACCCTCTCCGAGTCCGCTGACAAAATCTGCTGGCAGAACGTAGCTGCCGGATTTCACGGTCATCGGCAGATGATCCGTGCGCCCCGCAACGCCAGCATTGATCGCCCCCTCGTGATGCTTGACGAATTTCTCGGCGCGCGATGCCTTGATCTTCGCAGGATGCACGTGCGTGATCTTCAGGTGATTGAGTCCGCCTGATTCTCGCGCGATTCTCAATGCATGATCGAGTGCTTTCACGAATACCCCACTGTCACGGCCTGTGCGCCTCCGGGAGCCACGAGGATGCCATATTGGGCTACCAAATTCACGGGAAACACGCCTACCGTGTTCGGAATGGGGTAAAGCGGTCTCGTGATCGCCCCCAAAGTCGCCCCGTCGTAGATGGTCCCGGGAGTGCTTCCAGCGACTAGCACGCTGACCGCCACTACACGCCCCGCCGCGGCCTTGATGACTGTCGGGACGGTGATATTCGCCGCGCTAGAGGTGCCATTGACGTTCAGGTACGTCTGCGTGAGGTTGGCGAGCCCCGTGACGAGGTTCTTAAACGTCGACAGCACGTCCGAAAGCGACGCGCCACCGCTCGGGGGCGTCGGTGCGGGACGTGTTGCTGGGGGCGTTGTGGTCATCAGATTTTCCCGTCAATCGAATAACGGTAGCGCATGTTTCCGATGCGCCAGAAGCTACCCACATCACTCGAGGATATGTTCACGGCGAGCAATCGCGCGCGAAGGCGCGTGTAGAAGTATTCGGTCGCTGCGGTCACTGAGTAGGGCCCGTAGACGGTAGGAGTGTCCCCGGGGTAATCGGCGCAGAGGAACAACACCTGGACTGTGGCCGCCATGGCTTCATCGTACTGACCCCACTTAAAATCCGGCCACACCCAATCGATGAACGTTTTCACGTCCCCCTCATTCAGCGCGAAGTATCCAGATTGGAACGATGGATTCATCGCCACGCCATCCGCATCGTTCGAGGTCTCGTGCTGATACAGATACAGCGACGCTGGGTCAGCGCCTATCGGAGGCCCGAGTATGGACTGATCGATCCACGCGGTGCGCCCCAAACTACCGTAATCCCACACATTCAGCACAAGGTTGTATTTGACGTACGAGTCTACTTCTCCTGAGCCTCCCGCCGATGGGTAGAACCACTGGATTTCGCCGAACCGTGAGTTCACGGCGACGCGAATCTTTTGCAGGTTCGACACCCCAGTGTCTGGGTCGATGCCGGTATTCAAATTCTGGAAGATCACATCCCACACCGGACACGGAAGGGGCTGCACGCCGTAGGCGGAGAGTGTGAAGAACTGCGACGGCCCCATCCAATAGCCGATGCCATTGACGAAGGCGAAGCATTTGCGCGAGATCCAGCCGCACCCCTTTCCGATCTGATTGAACGAATAGACGAGCGGTGGCCCGATGTATTGCATCGACCAAATATCCACATCCGTACCGATAATACCCTGCTGCGGGCCTTGAATGCCGCCGACGATGCGCGAGCCGGTCGGAATGCGAAAGGAACCGGCTTGGTTCGTCACAAGCGCGATCCACTGGAAGGGATTGCCCACATCCGACCAGTTGATGAGCAGCGGATCTGGGACGCCGGTTTCGGTCGATCCCCACGCAATGATCTGCCGCTGCGGCATCGCGACGAAGATCCCATCGTTCACAGGTGGCGCTTCTGGAATAACCGTCGCCTGCGCCTCTCCGGGCGTCCAAATATAGATCGGCTGATACGGGATTCCGGAACCCGGAGATTCGACAGCGCACGCGACGAGATCCTGTCCGAAGTTATCGAGCGTCCAGTCGACAGCGTCTATCGGCGTGCCCACCGCCGGTATGACCGCAGCTCCTGTGCCGTAGCCACCAGCGCCGTAGCCCCCGACGCCGTAGCCCGTGAGCGGAGGAACCGCGCCAATACCGAAATTGTAGATAAACGCCGCATTGCCGCCATTCATTGGCGCCGTGGCAGAGGAGGTCGCGCTGGTGGGGGAGAAAATCGTGAAGGTGCTCGAAACATAGTAAACAGTCAATGCGCCGGAACCGCCAGAAAATGAGATCGCAGAGCCCCCCGGAGTCGCCGATACCTCGAACTGCGTTGAGGAGAGCCCCGCCGGCAGCACGAAATATGCGGTATCCGCCGCAAGTCCCGTAGGCAGCGTACCCGCGCTCGAGAATCCCACTTCCTGTCCCGCAACGAACGTGTTGTTCATCGTGATTGCCGGTGGCGATGCGTACGTCGCCACTGCTGAGCCGGCTGCTCCCGGGGTTGTTTGCACGATGTAGTTGCCGTACAGCGTAATGCCGCCGACCGTCGTCGGAGTCAGCACGGTGAACGTGCCCCCTACCGCATAGGTATACCCAGGAAGCGTAACGGTGACGGTGCCAGAACCGGAGGTCGTGGAGAATTGCGCAAGCACCGCAGAGGCCGATGTGGCCGGATAGAGCTGGTTACCGAGAATATCGGTCGGCTGTACCGTATAGGAATCCGTATCCAGATATCCATCCGGATCGCACTGATAGAGGCCGAACAGCACCACGCCGCCGATGGAGATTTGTGTCGCGATGTAGACCGAGTCGAACTTGGTAATGCCAGTGGTGCTCGTATCTGTGATGACAATGGACGGCGAGCCCGCAGTCGAGGCGGCAGCCGGTGTGACGTTGTCAGAGGTCTGGGTCGGCGTGATATTGGAGAGCGTGCCGCCGGCGAGCGCCGAGAGTTGAGCTGGAGTTCCCTCAGTCCCCACGGCGAGCCACGAGTTAAGGTTCAAATCCTCCCATGCCCACAAGGCGCGCACGATGGCGGACATGGCTTGCGAAAACCAGCGGGTCCAGCCACCGATTTTTTGCACCAGGGTAACGCCATTGGGGTCCGGCATGTACCTGATCAGGTTCGTCTGGGAGAGACCGGAGTTCTCATTCAGCGCAGGCGTCTCCATTTGATTCGCGCCGCCGCCGAATTTAAGTGCTGCGTGCGGCATCAGCGTGTCGGCGTTGCCGCAGTGGGCGTGGAGTAGGATGACCACCCCGACGCCATCGACTTACGCCGGTTTTCCTCTGGGATCGCGCCGAGTCTCAATGCCTGATATTGCTTCTCGTAACTCATTGGCATTTGCGGGTCATCCGACGTCGCGGACCAATTCCTTTGGTACGCACTGATGTAGATCATGCTTGCGATGACAAGCATCTCCGGGAGGAAATTCGAGATGTACGTGTATGAGGTATCCGCAGGGCCAGCCGTCGCAAACGAATAGAGTGACGGCGGTCGCGTCGTACCTGTGACACGTAGCGAGTACGCAAAATTCGGAGGCGGTCCGAGTAAGATATTTGTGTTCACGTCTTCGCTAGTGCCGAAGTTGTCCCCAAAGAGCGCGTAGTATTGCGGCGTGTTGGCACTCGTTAAACCGCTATAGCAGTTCTGAATGAATTCCTTCGATACTGCGAGCAGCGGCGTTGCCGTGACCACTTGGCCGTTCGATAACTGCACTATTTCAAGAGTCTGCACAGCCAAGAAGTCGTTCACTGGGAGCGCAAACACATTCACCCCTGCGGTCAGTGTGTAGATGTTGGAGGTTTGCGCAGACAAGAAATCCATATCGCGAGCTATTCTCTGCTCGGCGTAATTCAGGATCATCGGCGTGCTGGTGGCGAGCGATTCATCGTTGAATGCCCAGACACCAGCGGTTTCAGACGCCTCATAGACACCCATCACGGCGACCTGTTGCACCCACTCATTAAACGATAAGGGGTTCGGGCCGCTCATATCGGAAACTCCGTATACCCGCGCGGCAAGCCGACCTGACACGTCACGATGCGCACGCCGGGAGTGAGTTGCGGATTCTGCGGGCTCGCCGTCTGGAACGTGAACACGGTGGCCGTCGGCACTTGCACGCTATAGAAGCCGTTCGCCGATGTGAGTCCAAGGACTGAGACTTGATCGTTCGCCGTGAGCCCGTGTACCGCGGAGCACGTCACAGTGACGATGCAGCCTGAGGATGATACCGACAGCACCGGCAGCACGCGGTCATATTGCGTCGGGACGCCATTAGTCAGTGCCTGCGGCATGATTGCATTGGGATCAAGTCCCAGCGGTTCGCCGTACGGCGTGGTGACGCGGTTCTCGCAGTCCTGAGTGATACGTAGTGTCGTCGATGGCACGGGAATCCCCGTCGTGGGATCAGTCGTCGGCGGAATGGAAACGGCGCGGTAGTCGGTTTCGTCTTGCTCGAAGTTTTCAGGCCGCGCGTTGATGATCGGCTCTGGATCTGGGGGGAGCACAATGCTGCGTTGCTGCTCCTGAGCTTCGTCATAGCATGACGGACACACAAGGATGCGCAGATTGGCAAGAGCGGTTCCACGCCAGTCCAATTGCCAGCGTAAATCCACAAAGTTGTAGCGCGCGCCGCACCTATCGCAAATTGCGTGAGCGCGTGGGCTGCTCGGCGACGTGCGCGCATGTCCCGCTTTCGATGCGTACGCCATTATCTGTAGTACGACCCAAGTTGTGGAGAAATATAAAGATTTGCGGTTTCTACATTTTGTGTAGATGCAAACGCATACGCTTTGTCAGCGAGCGCTTCGAGCATTGGCGCAGCGCCCGGATTCCAAATCAGCGCGAGCTGGCTTGCGAGCGCGAGTGTGAACCACTTCCAAAAGTACACGGGAATTTCCGGCACCGCACCGTTCGCAAGCGCGGTGTCCTGTGTTTGGCGCAAATAATAGTATTTGAACGCGACTTGCTGCCCATTAGGAACCGGCCACAGGCTCACCGTCGGTCGCAGCAATCTGTTAAGCCAGAACGTCGTCGGAAATCCTTGCTGAGCCTTGTTCTGGTAACTCGCATACTCCGTGCGGCTCACCGGCAGAATCAAGCGGTCTATTTCCGCCGCACCCGTATTCTTCGTGATGTAGCAGTCCAGGAGGACAATCAAGTTTGTCGGAAGATTGTACGTGCCGCAGCCTT